CTATCCGTAGGGAAGTACGCAAAAAACTTAAATTTGTGCTGTTCTTACAGGAAGTGGACGCTCTCCCAGACCTGATTCAGTACCCAGATATCATTCAGGCCGATAAAAACATCAGGTTGTACTTTGGATACGATTTCCGGCAGACGCTGAATCCCGAATCGATCAGGAGCGTTCACCGTCGCAGCAGGGTAGATCTTAAAGGGGTAATCGTGAGGATCCCCTACGGCGTTGATGCCGATAACTGTAACTTCGTGATCTTTATGTAGATGATCGAGTACGCTGTGTGTAACTCGCCCGAATCCGGTATTAGAGCACGCGTCTCCGTACCACAGAATTTTCGCCATCCGGCTGTAGAATCTGGATAGAGCTACTATAGCAACACTGTCAGGATACTGATATGCCGAGCCGGGAATCTTTTGCGTATCGCCGAGCTGCTCAAATAAAAGCAGTCCGTGCGCAGGAGTCCGGTCCTGTCGTTGTAGACAACATATACACTAAAGCGGCTAATGACTTTCAGACGTTTTGTACGGTCCTTGATAAACCCCCGGCTAAACATATGCTGGAGTGGCACCAGCACCTTATAACTGGAGATTCAAACAAGTACCTTATAGATATTGCAGGGCCAAACCTTGATATTCTGAGCCCCAGGGGTTCAGCAAAGTCCACGGTGCTTAACTTGTTCACCGCCTGGATTATTGGGAGGCATACGTCTGCTCAAATGCCGCTGCAGATTATTTACGTTTCGTACAACATCAACACTGCTATTCCTAAGAGTCGGATCATCAAACAGATCATCGACTCGGTTGAGTTCAAGAAAATTTTTCCAAGAGTCAAGCTGAAGACTGGTATGCAGTCTGACGTTGGTTGGTCGATTGACTTCGACTACGCAGGTATTCCCCGCGTGGGCGATGAGGAGTTTACGTTGAGAGCTGCTGGGCTGCGGGGATCAATTACGTCAAAACGTGCTCACCTTGTTATTATTGATGACCCTATAAAATCCAGTACGGATATTAAAAACCCTTCCATTCGGGAGGAAATGAACAACAACTGGTCGTCGGTTATCGCCCCAATTATTTTTGAGGGCGGTCGATCAATCTGTCTTGGAACGCGATTCCATCCTCTTGATATTCACAAAACTCTGTTTGTCGAATCGAAGGGTTGGAAACAGGTAACGCAGGAGGCTCTGACCTACGACAGTCACGGAAATCCGGTGAGTTACTGGCCCGAACAGTGGTCGGTTAGTTATCTGCAGCAGCAGAAAGAGCTAGACCCCGTAGCGTTTGCTTTCCAGTACCAGCAACAGCCCGTCCTTACCTCTGACTTGATTGTTTCGCCTGAGCTTCTTGTAAAAGGTGAGGTAGTTACAGAGTTTGATTCGCTTGCTGTTGGTATCGATCTTTCGGCCAGCCGCAATGAAACCAGCGACTACACAGCGTTTGTGCTGGGCGGTCGGCTCAAAGATATGTATTACATCATCGACGCTCACCAGTGCCGAAGTATCGGAAATCTGGAGAAGATAGACTTGTTATGCGACATGCTGCTTGAGTGGGGGATTTTGGTTAAACATGATGATCAGTATGCTCCTACTTACTCCACGGTGACTCTCGTGGTGGAATCCGTCGCTTATCAGGCTTCTCTTGCCGCTGATATTCGACGGGTGCTGATCAATGAGCGCGGGTTGACCAATTTACATATCCATGAGGTGAAGGGTTTCCGGGGTGACAAGCTGTCTCGCTTTAGAGGAACGCTTGGAATCCTTGAGCATAAAAAGGTGGTGTTTAACAAATATAGAAAGTTTGATGCGCTGTTCGAGCAACTGATAAATGTGGGTGCTACGTCTCATGACGATTTACTCGATGCGTACACCTGGCTGATAACCTTCCTGCAGCGTCGCGGCAATTTCTCAGTTGAGTACTGACATGAAGCGGATCTGGGTTGCGATCACAGCGCACCGCCCGTTGGATCGTTTAAGTACATTGCTTGACACCGTTCATCAGTACACTAAGTTTCCTTTTAAGGTTACTGTGTGTGTCTATGTCGATTATGACTCTCAAGACAGTTTGGATTTTTTAGAGCGGTCCTTATCCCTCTTTCCTACGTTAGATACAGAAGTCAAGGTCGCTAGTCCTGGGTACGAAGGCTGGTACTTGACCTGGGCACATAAAACAGACCTAGCGCTTGAGATTCTGAATCGGCGCCATGATTTTTATATCTACCAGGAAAATGATATGACCTTGACCTTGGAGAACTTCAACTACTGGCTGGCGTGGAAACAGAGGCTAAACGGACTCGGGTTTGAGCCCGGTTTCGTGCGGTATGAGGAGTATCAGGATCGTTTAGTTCCCTTTGATAATCACTATGAGTATTCGCTGATGGGTACTACGCCTAACGTTTGGTCTGATGTTGGTTTTACAGTTCCTAAGATTTTAGTTGTTGACCACGAGATTAGTCTGTTTGTTCAAGCAGCTAATCCGTATTACGGAGCGATGATTTTAGATCAAGCAGACGGTGAGCGTTACATTCGTTCTGACAGTTATGATCCTCAAAAAAGTTACGAGAAGATAGGGATTCGAAATTGGCCGATTGCAGATCGAAGTTCGATGGGTTTGGCTTTTGAAAACGTCCCGCGTGGGTATGAGCATCGACGCTGCGTCCCGCTAATCAAAAAAGATGAAAAGTATATCTTAAAGAGCTGTAGTTTAATTAAACATAACGACTATAAATATGCACCAGAACTACAAAGAAACGGAGTTAAAGTTATGGATTATAAAGACATGTTTGTTTTAAGGTGAAGCTTTCTAGAGGTGCCGAGCACGTCAGAGTGTGCTACATTCTTGATGGTATTCATTGCATCAAGGTTCTCGCCAGAGAAGATGCATACAGATTACGTAAATTCCTAAAAAACAATGACGGAACAATCTACTGGTTCAACGCAGCCTGACGCTCTTGCAAACACTCTGAGCGAGCGTGGTAGCCGGTACGGGGCGTTTAAGGGCCACGCGGAGGTAAGTCAGGAGCTGAAAGAGGTTGTCTGGAGAGCTTTGTTACTTCGCGAGAAGTCATTAGAGCCGGATCAATCAGAAGCACTAGAAATGATTATGCATAAAATTGGCAGAATTATTAACGGTGACGCTAATTACGACGACTCTTGGCGTGATATAGCAGGTTATGCGATGCTTGTTTGTGATCGACTGAATGGAATTGTCCGGTAGAATAATGGAAACATCTTGCTGATATGGATCTTCGAGCGTTTGGCGGTATCTATCCGTACCGGGGCGAAGTTCCGTATACCAGTGGGTTTGGTTTTGTCCCTCCTAGTGGCGGCCAAGATCCAATAAGATTTTCATCTTGTCGAGGTATTTTTATCCAAGCTAAGAGCGGCGGCGCTGGTGGTTATCTCGCTGTTGAATTTAGCGACGCACCGGGTCAAGTTGTTGCTGCAGGTAACTTGAAAGGAGATCAGTTATACCCCCTTTCTTGCACTGCTGTTATTAGCGGGGATGTTGAAGGCGTCTTTGTGCTGTACTGATGGCTGAAATCGCTAAGAAAAGAGATCCGCAGAAGTGGGCTCGTGCCAAGGCTAAAGCACGGGCGAAACTTGGTGGCCATAGTGCTAGAGCAATGCAGTTAGCTACAAAGTACTATAAGGATATGGGAGGCAGTTACGAAGGCAAAAAGTCTTCTAGTAACCGTCTCTCTAAATGGTCCCGTGAGGACTGGCAGACTCGCGAAGAGTACGAAAAATCTAAAGAGAAGTAATCATGGAAGATTCTGACTCTTTGCGGCCAAAGCTGTTTTTAGAAAAAACAGTTTCTTCGATGGTGGAGAGCTGCCCCACGGCCACGGCGGACATTGAAGAAAATATCAAAAACAGAAACTGGACTATCGATAAGTTCAACTACGGGCCGTTAAACCCAGACTATCCGGATCCTGGGTTCTGGGAAGAAAAAGCGGCTATGTGGAACACCGATGTAGACCATGCGATGTCTGCTAGGTGCTGTAACTGTGCAGCTTTTGATCAATCGCCGCGTATTTTAGAATGCATTGTTGAAGGTATTAACGAAGATCGCGCTGCCCACCCTGAAGATGTCCTAGAGCTGGGCGATTTGGGTTACTGCCAGTTGTTTAAGTTCAAATGTGCGGCGAAAAGAACGTGTGACGCCTGGGTTCATGGGGGTCCCATCCGCTAATGGCTGATTTAGCTAGAGAAAAAGGTCGCACAGAGCGTTATTTACCACGCTCGGCCTGGGCTCAACTCAGTCCGGAGGAACGTCGGGCCACTGATGAGAAGAAAAAACAAGCCACCCGTGGTGACAAGCCTGTAAATACACGCGTTTCAAACACTGCGGCAGCGAAAGAGGCGCGTCGAAGGGCCTCTGCCTACATCGCTCGTAAGAAATCAGCCTGAAAATCAGTTCTGTATTAGCATAGTGGCAGCTTTTAGCGGCTGATGCTGTTCGACTGTTTCTTGTACTTCAACGAAAAGGAGCTTTTAGAGCTTCGCTACGAGATGTTGAAGGACGTTGTAGATGGTTTTATCATCACGGACGCCAACAGGACGTTCAAAGGGGACCCGAAACCCTTTACGTGTGTTGAAACTTTGCGTGAATTAGGGATTCCGGAAGATAAAGTCCAGGTTTTGCACGTCGAGTTGCCCTCAAAAG